CGGCCGGAGCCGGCTGTGGTGGAGAAACCAACCTCGACTGTCAAAGCCATTCCGTCAAAAAGGATTTCACTCATGAACGCCAGCCTGGTCCGGAGCGGCGTTCATAGGACGAGATGGCTTCGACGATGGTTTGGCCGATAGCGGCTTTGTCGGCGGTGGGGGAGACGTTGACGTTGATGGTCACATTGCCTCCGCCACCACTGCCCATGCTGCCGCCAGCGTTAGAGAGAAGGGCCTTGTTCGTGGAGAAAGCGTCAATGATTCGGCCGTATCCGGAGGGGACGAACAGTTCTGGGCCTTGCTCGCCGACCATGTAAGGAGTGCCGGCATCAACAGGACCACCACCGGCTCTTCCTGGGATTCTTACCCCAATGCCCACATTGGGGTTGAGTCCGAGGATTTCTTGGATAGTTCTTTTGATGCTGTCTAACTTCTTCTGTGCTTCGTATGTTTCAGCATCAACAGTGACAACAGGTTTTGCTAGTGACATCAGATAGAACTGCGTACCAAGATCGGTGAGTCTCTTCCGGAGCGGACTATCAGGTGCAAGTGTTTCGGCAAGTTCAAAGTATTTCCCGGCCGTAATGCCTGCCGATTCGGCTGTCGTAAGTGTTTTCCCGTTCAATACTGCTGCGGCTGCGGCAGCATCAACAGCCGCCTCTGCCTCGTTTTGGTAAGCCTTGAGAAGATCCAGACCCTCTTGGGTGCGTTCATCCGCTGTCAAAGAACCGTCAGAAAGACTCTTGTTGTATTCCTGCAACGCTTTCCGACTGTTGATCTGGGATTCTTCCAAAGAAATGTTGGCGCCGAACAAATCGTTTGTCGCGCCATAAAGATCCTCGAGGGCCTTTGTTGCTTTGTCGGCTTCGCTTGCTTGTGCGCCAAACCCTGCACCAAGATCGTCGACAACTTGGTTGGCGAACTGTTGCTCAGAAGTAGCTTCGCCGAGACTGACGCGCAAACCATCGAGATCACGGACAAGCCCTTCAAGACTGTCGCCTGAATAACCAGCAGCTTGACCAGTCGATAGAAGTTCAAACTTCGCTCTCACGAGTTCAGCTGCTAGAGAGTTTCCGCCTTCTGCCAATTCGTCAAGAGTCGTCAGAAGAGTCCTGCCGCCATCATTAGACTCATTTGCGACTCTTACCAACTCGTCAAGTTCTTCTGAAGAGCCTGTGACGGCTTCAGCAAGTTTTTGGAAGTTTGCTGTCGGAAGATCCTTGAATGACTGTTGTGTAGCGAAGTCTTGGGCGATAACTGACCGGATGTTTTCTTCGAGGCTTTTCGTGTTGTTTGAAATTGCTTCGGTGAATGATTCAACGCGAGCGTCATTCTTGGCAGATTCTTTAGCTGCTGCTGCTTGGTTGTCAGAAAAAACTTTGTAGACAGCAGCGCCTGCAATCATCACAGCAATGAGCGGTCCCATTGAAAGGGTCGCTGCACTAGCAGCAGTCGAAGTGGCTGCTGTCGTCGTATTTAAAGAGGCGATCGCGCCTTGAGTGCCTACTGCGGACAGCGCTGCTTTTTCTAGTGTCGCTGGCAACAATTTAATAGCGGTAACGGCTGCTGTGACGCCGGAATAAATTTGTGGTCCTACCAGGGCGACGCCTGTTAGGGCGATGACTCCGGTTTGAACTGGTCCTGGTAGAGCCGAGAAGGCTTGGGCGACAGCTGAGACGACTTCTTGGATTTTGGTGTAGATGGGAAGAAACGATCTGCCGAGATCGGCGGAGGCGTTTTTGGTATTCGCTGAAGCGATGGCTGCTTGTCCCGAAGCAGTAGTTGCTTCACGTCCAAACTGTCCTTGGGCGAACGCTGATTTTTCCGTAATGAGTGCTAGGGCTGCTTGGCCTTTGGCGAGGGTTGACACGTTGGAAGCGTTATCGGCCAAGCCCATGGAGACGGCTTTTGCTGCGATGTCTGAAGCTTTGAGGGCGATGCCGAAACGCTCCAGGGGGTCGAACTCGCCTCGAAGGGCAGCGCCTAAAGCGGTGACGGCTTCATCGGTGGTTCCGCCGAGTGTGGCGGCAAGGTCGGCGCCTGTTTGAGTGAGGAACACTGCCTGTTGAGCGGCCTCTCTCGAAGATAGTCCGAAGCCTTTGAGTGATGCTCCGAGCCGGCTGGTGAGTGTTCTGGCGGCTTCTTCGGAAAGGCCGGCTAGGTTGGCGGCTTCTTTTGCGAATTTGTTGATAGGTCCGGCAGCGTCTTCGAAGACAGCAGCTGTTCCTCCGACTGCCTGTTCAAGATTGGCGGCGGCGTCGACCAGCTTTTGGGCGCCATAGAGAACAGCGCCTCCAAAGAGGGCGTTTCGGAGGATGTCGCCAGACTTCTTAGCGTTGTCGCCGAATCCAGCGATTTTACTTTCCGCTTTTTGAAGTTCTCGGGCGAGTTGCGAGGAATCGCCGACAATGGCAACTCTGACTCCGCTTTTGTCACCAACAGCCATCTGGGCCTCACTCGTCCCAACGCTTAGCGTCCGGACCGTATTCGGCGGATTCTCTGCGTCTTGTTTGAACTTCGAACATTGCGTCGAGGTAGTGGTCGGGTTCCTCTAAAAGTACGGACATGGAGATACCCGAGTCAATCGCCAGCGCTGCTATAGCGAGGGTGAAGAACTCGGGTCCGTAGGGGTTTCTTCTTCTTCTTCCGAAAGAATGTCAACCCCATCAACGGTTTCCATCCATTCGTCGAAGTCGGGAATGTCTGTGCTGATTCGTTTTTCTGCACACCATCCGAAGAACCACAGATGTTCGGTGTAAATGCCGCCATCTGAGAACAGACTGGAGACTGGCATTTTGAACTGTCGTTCGAACTTGACGGCGTCGACCTTGCGGCCTGGTGCTTCGACGAGGGTTCCGTCTTGGTGTGTGATTCGGTATTTTGCGAACATGGCGGGCTGTTCCTTTATCGGAGGGCGGATTGGACTGCTTTGTCGACTGCTCGGCCGGCGGCCTCGACGAGTCGGTCTTGGGTCTGTCTGATACCTGGGTAGACGTAGCGTCCATATTTCACGATAGGTCGGACGATTGTTTGGTTTCTGCCAGGGCCACGGTTTCTAAGTGTGCCACCGAAGTCCAGCCATCCAAAGTATGGAGCGAAGGATGACTTGCCGCCGGCTACGACAAAGAGGGTGTTCCCGCCTGCCCTTGCTTTCAAAGTGAACTGGGCGCGTCCGGAAATCTTGGGGACTCTTTGCATGATGGCCGGAAGGGTGTTGATGATGATGGCGGCTTTGAGGTCTTCGCGTAGGACCGGGACGAGGTCCGGATGTATCTTGCGTAGATACTTCCGGACCTCGGCGAGGTTGCTGACGTAGACCCCAGCCCCTGCAGCCACTAGCCGTTCTTGGCGATAGTGCTAGCTGCGCGCCAGCTGCCCGAAACGGTGATTGGGCCGTCGACGGGTGAATCGACTGAGAAGTCGAAGAAGCCGGTTCCGTACCAGTAGACGTTCGGGGCGTTGGTGATGTCTGGGTACAGGTAGAACTTGCGGGCGTCACCATCGACAGCGGCGGTGTACGACTGAGCGGTGGCGTCGTCGAAGTAGCCGGAGAAGCTGCCTTGAGCGTCGGGAAGGCCCGAAACATAGACCTTGTTTGTGTCGCCGAATGAGGTGACTTCAGCGGTGTCGACAGCGAACTCTGCTGACCACTGCTTGAGGAATGCGACGGATGAGGGATTCGCTGCCGAGGTAGCGATTCCGAGGTAGAGGCGACCGTTACGGCCGTGGCGACGTGCCATTGGTTTCTCCTTGGGGAGTTGGTGGGGTCTGGGGTTCTCCGGTCACGTCGGGATGCTCGGGAGAGCTGCTACACATTCCAGCAGGTGCCGGACATTATTGTCGAAAGTTCGGGTGGCTACTGCGTTTCGTGCCTCGAGTGCGACTGTTTGCCGTTCTGCCGGATGGTTCAGCCACCATCGTAGTTTCTCTCCGAACTCTTCGGGTGTTTCGAAGGTGGGCAACATGGAAAGAATCTGGTCTGATTCGGGGCGGGGTTCTCGGAGGAAGAAAGTTCCTGTGGCGGCGAGTTCCACTTCGCGTGGACCCATTGCCCAGCCTTGGTCATGGCCGGCGGCGCCTTCCTTCCGGTAAAGGTTCGCCGAGGTGTGGACTGAGGAATACAACTCGACTGTGTGTTCGTTGGGGAAACAGCCGGTTTGGTCGTGGATGAGGAACTGTTGGAGTGGTGACTGGTCGTCGAGTGCCTGCCAGTTTCCGGCGAAGGCGACGTCGATTCCGGTCCAGTCGACTTGTTCGAAGAAGTTGATTCGGGAGGGAAAGGCGGTTCCTACCCATCCGAAGTCGGCTCGTAGATCGTCGGACACTGGGTGGCGGTAATGAATTTCGGGGTCGTATGCCTGAGGGATGTACCAGGTGTTGGGTTGGGTTTGCCGGAATGTGTCGAGGTTGGTGGGGTCGTTGATGAATGCGGCATCGGCCCTAGCGGCGATGGGCTGCTGTGAAGGATCCTCATAGGGCGATTCTGTGAGGATGACTGCAATTCGGATTCCTCGAGATCGGATGATGTCGAAGGTTTCGGGGGGAACGAGGAAGGCGGAGGTGATGATGACGAGGTCGGGCCAGAAGTCGAAACAGGTGGCGCGTAGTTGTTCGCCGACCATTCGGGCGGCGATGTGTCCTTTTTCTGTTTCGGGGACTTTGCCTCGGATGGCGTTTTCGGTGAACGTGATTCGGTCGGAGAGGTTGAAGTTGTGGACTTCATTGCCGGAGCGTTTTAACGCTCGGAGCCATCCGTGGTGGACGTCTGCGACAGAGAATTCGGGGCCGGGTTCTACTGTCAGGATTCGCACTTAGCCGAGGACCTCGAGGTTGACTTCGACGCCCAGGTATTCGATGCCGCCGATGGTGAAGGTGCCTGGATTGTTCCAGGAGGTGACTCGGCAGGAATCACAGGAACCATCGAGGGTGGGGTCGGCGTCGATGACATGGTAAATGGAATCGTTGCCTTGTCCCAAGAATTCGTCGAGGCGTTCTTGGCTGTGTTGGTCGTCTGCCCTGGTGAGCATGACGAGGACGCCATAGTTGACGAGCATTCCGTCAGTGTTGTCGGCATCGTATTGTCCGGTTCCGAGTGAAACGACAGCTGCTGGCGGTTGAATCGTTGAGGGGATCCATTCGTAGATTCGGAGGTTGTTGACGTTTTGGAGGGCGTCTCCAATGCCTGCTCTTACCGATGCGAGGTTCATCCGATGACCAGTCCTTGTCCGCCTGCGCGTCGGTAGGGGGAGATGAGCATTTGGACGTCAGGGTCGAGGCGGGTGGAGACTCGGATGGCTCCGAATGCTTCGCCGGCTGCGAATCCTTCTGGGGTTTGCGCGCGTCGGTAGATGCGGGCGGATTGGATGAGGCAGGCTTGAGCAATGGAGTCTGGGATTGCTGCCCAGCCCCATTTGGCGGTCACTTGGACTCGAGGGCGTCGGCCGGTGACGGGAAACAGTTTGGGGATGGTGGCGAGGATGCTGTTGTAGGGCTGGTTGGAGACTCCACCGATTTCGGCGTTCAAAGGTTCGAGGATGTATTCGTCGGTCGCCCAGGTCTGGTCGTAGGTGCCGTTATCGCCTGTATCGGTTTTGATGATGAGGCCGACAGTGGTTGAGAAGTCGTCGACGACACATCGGATATGAGTGTCGGCGTAATAAACCCGAGGGGAGACTGAGGCGTCGAGGTAGAAGCGCCGGTTCGTGAAGGCGTCGATAGTTCGAGAGGCGACTTCGATGGCTGCTTCCATTTGGGCGTCTTCAGCGGTGCCGTAGTTCGCCGAGGGGAACAGATAAGCCTTGAAGTCGTTGAGGGTGGTGTAGCCGTTGGTGATTGCCATTATTGGCTCCATTTGGTTCTGAGACGGGTGACGTTTTCGGCTACGGCTGACCACCGTTCCGAACCGGATTGTGACTCGAGGTGAGTGACGGTGGCGTGTGGATCGTAGACGTTACGGAATCCGGCGTCGACGGCTGCCAAGCATAGGTCGACGTCTTCATAGCCGTTCCAGTATCCCTCATCGAAGCCTCCGAGGCTGTGGAAG